CACTTGAATCTTTGCCACCTGAAAAAGAAATATAAATATTTTCAAATTCATCAAAAACTTTTGATATTCTATTTTTTGATGCATCCAATACATTAATTTGTAAATATCTTTTTGTTGCCATTTTAATATATATTTATTTGTCTTCCTAATGACATTGCTTCTTCAAGTGAGCAAATATTTCTATTATTATTTTTCATCCAAATATTTAAAAATTCTAATGCTGTATTATTAGCTATTGATTTTTGTTCTTCGGACAATAAGTTAAAACCTGCACAATATTTAGATGGTACTCCAGTAGCTAAACACATAGCTGCTTGACCTAACCATGCGATGCGATTCATTGCTTTATTTGTTAAATAATGTTCACATGAATTTTTCCATTCATATATAACTTTATTTAAAGCTTCTCTAAATTTAGTATCATCAGATAAAAAATCACAATACATTTGCTCGCATTGTTCTTCGGTAAATCCTTCAAATTTAGATTTATAAAAACCCGCTTTATGACATTCCCAATTTTCCCATGTGTGAAATATTCGATCAGGGTCTGATGTGTTTACAGTCCTATAATGTATTTCTTCATCTGTTAAATCATCTGTCAAAATTTCGTAATCGTTTATACTTATTGTATTATCAGATTCCCATGCTTTTGAAAAATCATCATCTTTAAAAATATCTGATAATCCTGTTATTTGGCATAATCTTAATATTTCATCTTGATCCATACCAAGTTCTCTTGCAATCCTTTCGTTTTTCCAATTACGTGCTTTTAGTTCTAATACAATTTCGCTCATTGCATCAACTTGATGTTTACCTCTTGCCCTATTATGTCTTATTGTAGATGCTATACGATCGTTTTTGTCTGACTGATTTTTGCGTATTATAACAGTAGGAGTATAACCAAAAATTCTTGATTTTACAATTTTTGACTCTTTACTTACTCTTGTTCTATGAAATCCATCAACAACTTCAACTTCATTTTCATTTTTTGGAAAAGTAACTACTGGTTGTGTATATCCATCGTTCATTATAGATATCTCTAAAAGTTGCATTTCAGGTGGAGCAACTTTATTTGGATTATAATCATTTGCAATAACACAATCACTTTTAATCCATTTTACATAATCAACAGGTTCATTTTTAAATGGTGACACATCATGTAATGATTGTCTAATCTCATTAATTATATTAATTTTTTCATTTAAATTATCAATTGAATTTATATATTCAATGATATTGTCAACATAATTTTTAATGTTCATAACATAAATTTTTTAGATAAAAAACCCCTGATTATCCTCTGCGTCTCACTTCAGATTCAAACCAAGGGCCCAAATTTCTTTATGGTCATATAACGTGAGACGTGACCGCTTGCAAATATACTATAAAGTTTTAATATGTTTCAAAAACCCAGACATCACCACCACTTTTGGAAGGATGCCGGGAAATCAAACAAAACATTTTAAAACTCACATATGCTTAAATACTTATTGTTTATAGTTTATTAGTCAGGACAAGCCTGACAATATAGATATGAAAGATAATTTATAACAAGTGCTTATCCCACCACTCCAAAAACCCGTCAAAATCTCGCACTATAATATATATACCTCCTGCACGTTCTATGGCTGCTTGATAATCCTTCTGCTTTGAACTTTGACTATCTTTGCCAAATTTTATTTCTATTTTCACGCTCCGGCCCTTGATGACTGACGAAATATCCGCTGTTCCTACCGTACCACTCGATTTAATCCACTTTCCCGAACCAATCAGAGCCTGTTGACCTACCACGTTAGTAACGACCTTTCGATTGTCTATGTAGCGCCCTGTAGAGTTGATCCGCTCGGCCTGATACCCGTTAAGTTCAATCCACTTAATCACAGACTTCGTAAGTCCGTTAGTGCTATTGTCTGACGGTACTGTTATGGCACGTGCATGATCCGGCAAGTTAGGGTATTTCTGTCTGGATTCCTCCAGCAGTAAATCGGCGAAGCGTTGACGATTAGTTCGGGTCATTAATTATTATTTTATATGCGTTTTCAAATTCTCCATCAGTCATCCCGGTATCAAAATATTCATTAATCAGCCTTGCCAAATCATAAGCATAATATAAGTTTTTGTCTATAGATTCAAGATGCTCATTTACATCATGTTCCTCAACAAATTCGCTTAATCGGTTAGTCATTCGATATAGCGCCTGTAGTTCTTCGGGTTTAAAAAAATTGCTGTGTGGTTTGTTATACATACGTTTGTGTTTTAATTGTTATTTAATTGCGCCAATATTTATGTTAGGTGCAATGCCGGCAGACGTGCTAAAATAAGCTGACCGATACACCATTAAGCAAGTTTTTTGCGGTTCTACAATATTCCTCTTCAATTTCAAAGCAAATAAAGTTTCGCTTCTTTTGTTTACAAGCCTGTGCAGTTGAAAAGCTACCTGCAAAAGTATCCAAAACAATATCGTTTTCATTACTACTTTTCTCTATCAAATAGCTTATTAGGTTCACAGGCTTTTCAGTTGGGTGGTTTTTGTTTCCTGTTCGTTTTGCCTTCAGTATATTAGCATCACGCCCACCATTTAATTTTTTGCTTCCGTTACTACAAAATAATATCATTTCATATTTCGGTGCATAATCGCCTTCTAAATCACCCATTCCTGTATTGTTCTTTTCCCATATCAATATATTTTTAACGTTAAAATATGCACCTACTTTTTCTTTAAATAAGTCGATATTATGCCAAGAGCAAAAAATATAAAGGTGGGCTTCATTGTACGGGAAACCTATTAAAGTATTATTGTAAATTTCTCTAAAATCTTGATCTGACATTGAATTAATTTTGTATCTATTATAATCCATCATTATATCAGATACTTTATAAATCAAATCGCTAACTAATTGATCTATATCATCTTTGTTTTCAAGTGTATCTAATTTGTTAGAAAGTTCCTCAACATAGTTGATTTCATTCCATGTAAATATATCGTTCATTGTTCATTATTTAATTGGTTATCTTTTTACTCCAAAATCTGACTTTCTAAGTTTGCACATACGATCATCTGATTTATGATGAAATACAATACCTTCAATATCATTATAAGGATCAGATAAAAACTCATATAAATCTTCAAAATATAAAGAATTTAATATTAATTTTTCAGACCCATGTTTGATAAGTTTATGACCATCTATTTTTTCAGGGTTTCCTTGCACTTTATTTCCACAAAGTTCATAAGTTCCATCTTCTTTGTTTTGTAAAATATCAAATGCCTCAAAAAAATATTTATCTTCAGTTTTATTCCTATCACATTTTACCCAATGTGGATGATGACCGGTAATTGGATCAGGATCTTGACAAGCTATTGAATTTTCTGGTATTTGTCTACCTTTTTTTACATCATATCTTTTATAAAGTTCACCATTAATAATAGCTGAAGCAGTACCGTCAAATTTACGTGTGGCAATTGCTTCTCCATCAAATACCCATTGATTTTCAGGGTTTATTTCATCTATAACCCTTGCTAAATCATTTGGATCTTTTTTAAATAAAGTGGTTAATTTTTTCATTTTTGATAATTTTTATTTGTTTATATATTTTTTAATTCTTCTAAAATCTCCATCCAATAATTATATCCAAGCGTTCCAGGTTGATACATACACTCTTCAATGTGCATCATTACAAACGCTGTGGCTTTATCGCCAAATATGTCTTTAATCTTCTGTGCCTTGTTCATATGTCTTATAATAATAGTAATTTAATGATTTTTCCATGTTTCTATTAAAGAACTGATCTATTTGCGCTGTCGCATATGCCTTAGCAATCTGATCCTTTTCAATTAATTTACAAAGTTCATAAATAAAATCAGTTTTGTCGCCGTTGATTGATTCGACATAAATGTCTAATGCTGTTTTCATGTTTAATTTATTTAATTGTTAATTAATTCATTTACCCTTTCAATAATTAATTCTCCTATATACTGTCTACAGATATTGGCTGTTTGTAATTGATTTTCTTTTTCAGCAGAATAAGCAGCAGCAGCAGCAGCAGCATAAGCAGCATCAGAAGAATAAGCAGCAGCATAAGCAGCAGCATAAGCAGCAGCAGCATAAGCAGCAGCAGCAGCATAAGCAGCAGCAGCAGCAGCATAAGCAGCATCAGAAGAATAAGCAGCAGAATAAGCAGCAGCAGCAGCAGCAGCATAAGCAGCAGCAGCAGCAGCATCCTCTAATTCTTTATCACTTGCTTTACCTTCGCCATACTTAATTGCAGTATCTACTGCATCAAGGCTTCTTTGATCTTGCATTAAATGTCTAACAGTATTAGCGCAATGTGCCTTTGCTAAAGTAAATTTGCGATTATCAATTTCTATTTTTTTGGCTAACCAAATCAACCAGTCACCTCTGTGACAATCAGCGACTACTTGTTCTATTGTTTTATCACCTGCCCATTCACACGATTCTTTACATGCTTTTAATTCTATCAATAAATCTTTAAATGTTTTCATAAGTGATTAATTTTTAAATCTTGATAATATTGGTTTGCTAATTTAATACGTTCATATAGCTTATCAATTTGCTCTTTGTCATAAGTAAACTGAAAAGCCTTAATTCTGTTTTTAATTGGTATTTTCTCAATTGCTTTGTTGTTTTTAATTACAACTTCCTCAGCATTGTCAATTGTATATGATAGCTTTCTTATTTTCTGTTCCATTATTTCAATGGTATCAGCAAGCAAGCAATAAATAAGCCTTGCATTTTTACGTCCTGTTAATTCCATATATGCCATTAATTGCCAAAAGTATATTGGCTTTAAATCTGATTTAAAAAACGTCTTTACATTATCAGATATCTTTATATCCTCAATTGTGTCTGGTAAAATAATATCCGGAGTACCAATTATATAATCGTTTGAATACCGTACCTGTAAATTATGGCGCTCTCTGTATGTAGAAGTTACCCTAAGCTGTTTATCATTCATTACCTGATCAATTAACTTTAACGCTTCTGATTCCATTTGTATGCCTTTACGCATAGGTATTGAGCTGACTGGATCATAGTATTCAAGTTCGTTTTGTAAAAATGTGTCAAATACAAATGTTTTTGCCGTTTCCGATAATTGTCCTTTGGTTCTTGATTCTGTCATAAGATCCCCAATTCTTGATGCTCTGTATTTCATAACGTTAATTTGTGCAAGCGCAGTCATACGCAGGTGTTAATAAATCTAATTCAATATTTGAAAATAAATCAGGCATTTGTGATATTTTTTTTAATTCCTTTATTGATATATCTTTAAAATATTTATACTCTGAATTTTCTTCATCATTTATCCATTTATCTGCTAAATTTGGATCATGCTTTAAAATGTTAATTATGTTATTTTTGCCTTTCATAAAGCATAAAGTACAATTGCCAAGTATGGCAGGTATTTCTAAATTGTATGGTTTGCCTTTCCAGTATTCATTTACCATTAATTTGTTTATTTTATTTTTATATAATGGATAAATATTTTTTACCTTTTGCCACCTACTTTTGTTTTTTGCGACCCTTTGCGGCTCATCATATCTAAATCCAATTAAATTAATATATTCCATACCTATATTTTTTCTTGCCCATCTTCTCGCTGGTTTTATTTTTAATTCAACCGTACAAGATCTTTTCATCATATTAGGTAAATGTCTGTAATTAATTTTTTTTAAATAATTATCAAATGCATCTAATCCACCTAATCTTATAACTGGTATATTTTCAAATGCCTCAAAATCATTTATAAATTTATAAGTTTTTTCGTGTTCTCTTCCTGTGTCGCAAAATATTACAAAATCAGTCAATGGATTGTATTCTTGTATTGTCATTAAAGCTGATGTTTTGCCTCCACTAAAATTTATAATACGCTTCATAACGCCTCAATTTTAGATTTATACGCTTCACGTGTCGTATCCGATACCATATGTAAAATAGATTCAAGTTCTTCTTTTGTTGTCGCCTGATCTATAAATTTGATTACTTGCTCATCCTCATTATATGGCTGATAGGTCTGCCTATATTCCGCTACATCTGTTCTGTTAAGGTCACGCCCAAACAAACGCCCCAGGTGATGCGCTGCATCTTTAAGGGCATAGCTTATCGCTATAGGTAGCGCCATTTCCACGGCGTTGGATGTTATATTGCTAAAGTCCGGCTTCAATACTCCACTTCCACTCGTTGTCTGTAGAACTTTTGCACCACCTCCGTCATAGTAGTGCATTTCCCCCGTAATAGGATTCTTATAATGCAGCCGAATTACAACGGCTACGGCATTAAACATCTGTTTTGCCTCTAATATTTCCAGCCGCCACACTTGAAAGATTTTGTCGAGCATATATTCTACTTTGTCAATTGGGAGGTACTCGCTATTGTTGGCGTATTTATTTTTCCTTACCCATTGAGCGGGTGGATCTTGGTTAAGTAATAACTTTAACTGGTCCTGCTTGTATGCCTCCTTATCGTTGGTGAGTTCCTGTATCGTTGGAACTATTGAATTTTGTTTCATAAAGTTTTTCAATTTTAGATTTTATTATTGGATCAATTCGGTCATGGGATAAGCACCACGAGAATATATAGTCCATCCTGTCCCGGTCCATGAATCTGTAATGACCAGACAGATAAAACGAAGCTACTTCGTTTACCGTGCGGCAGCCTGTGTTTGTTTTAACGGGTCTCATTAGTTTAGATTTAATTGAAATATAAACTCCTTTTCCTTTTCCTTTCGATCAAGATAGAAAAAAAACACATGATTAATGTAAGGTCTTTCCACCTCTTTTGAAATCCAGCAGTCTTCGACGCTGTCAAAGTGCATTAGTGATTGTTTCATTTGGATAGTGATTTTTAAAAAATTGATAACTCATCGTTGTAATTAACTTTTCACCGTTGTACTTACATACAACTACATCAGAGTACTTGACAAACTTTACATCGTAATTATAATTAAATGTATAAGTTTTCCCATCATATACAAACGTCCGTTTACCTTGCTTGTGTCGTGCATACACCAGCCGTAAAACTTTATCCGGCTGTATTGGGTCTATAATTTTGGCGGCCCTATCCTCTGGAAGCGCCTCCAGGTTAACGGTTATAAATATCATTGTAATTATTTATAATTTCTCTAACTGTAACAATTAGTCCGAATGAGGACCATAACAATAAGAATATAAATGCCAAATCTAAAATGAGTTTCATGATGTTTGTTTTAATGTGATTTAAAAATGGCAACAGGTTTGCCGACTAAACGGCCATTGGTGCTCCTTCCCTGTTGCGCCCCTTTTTAGTTTCAGGAAAACTAATAGTTCTTAATGCAGTGTAGGATGCTGCGCCCCGGTTGGATTTTTATAAAGAAATGTAAAGTTTAGTTGTTTGCTCAAATATAGGCTTTAACATTTCAGCGTATGCACCGCTAAACTCATTTATAGTTTTTATTTCAGTACCTCTAAATTTACAAATTTTAATATCGTATGTGTCCATGCTATTTAATGTAACATACATAATATTTGCAATTTTTGATCCTTTAAATTTAGCGACCAATGTTTGACCGTTATTATCTGCAAAACAAGACGCTTCAGTCATTGCAATAAATTTGTTTCCACCAAGTTGCTTTAAAATTTGTGATGCTGTTGTCATGATAATTTGTTTTAATGTTTGTTTGATAATGTAAAGATATACCATTGTAATTAAATAAAAAAATTTTTTTATAATTATTTTTAATTTTTTTTTAACCAACAAAAAAGGACCACCAAAAGGCAGTCCTTCAGCAAAGGAAAATATCTAAAACTCAATCCTTATAGGGTAGCGCCTCTTTAACTTCAGTTGTCACAGTCAACTGTGCAATGAACGCCGCAATGATTCCGGCATAAAACACTACCTTCGATGTTATCTCTTCAATGTGTGGCGGTAATGTCACACCAGCGTCGGCAAGTAATTGAGGCAGTCCAAGAATCAGAGCCGCTGCAATAGATAGTAATTGAACAACCTTAAAAAACCACGGCGTCTTTGAAAAAAAGCGCAAAGATAATTCTGCAAAAAACTTTAATAATGCATCCATAATTTATATTTTATTTTCGATTTGAAATAGTTTAGTCTTTAGCACAATCATTTCGTCCATTAGCGATTTGTATTTTTCCTGGCATTCCTGTTCTGACCTTTTAATTTCCTCATACAAATGCCTATAATTTTCCGTCAGTATTTGTATTTCGGATTTCCTTTTTTCCCTTGCACCGCTCACCCATTGGTATAATGTCGGGGAAAGTCCGCTAATGAATGCGACAAATTCAGTTGTGTATTCCTTCATCCTTGAGCCATTTTTTTACGTTAAAATTAGGGCATGACTTAACCACGCCGGGGAAATCACAATGTCCCAAAACTTCAGCGTCTGGAAATTGCTTTAATAACTGTATGACTCTGCTCTTCATTGCTTCTTTTTGCGCCTTTGTTCTGTCGTCGGTTGTAGCGCCACCAATGTATGATAGATGTATTGAGTTATCATTGTGACCCTTAACGCCGTTGGTAGGCTTGTCAATGGTCTGTAGTTGTACTTCAATTCCATTTGCTGTGTATAGGTAATGATAACCCGGAGACTTCCATCCTAACACATTACGCCAATGGTTTTGAATTGATTGTACTGTTGTATTCTTTGGCGTTGCCGTACAATGTAGCACTATATAATTTACCTGCCTCATCTCTTAACTACACGCATTATATAAGGTAATACCAATTTGATATACGGCCATACCAATATCAGGAACTGAATAAAGTTTTTTGCAAGTCTGTAGATCCGTTGCAGTTGATATATCTTCAGCGGCTGGATATCGTCTTTGCCACAAAATAAATCATCCTCGCAATTACGCAATACTTCAAGTATCTTGTCCACTTCCGGCGTTGCTGATTGTGTCAGTTGGTCCCTGTATTCTTTATTCGTCATAGAATTTAATTGGTTTTTTTTTGGATTTGTTTCGTGTCGTGCTAATTTTTAAAGTCATCGCCCCGAACAGACCGCCGTAGAAAGTGAATACGCCGTCTGCAATTTCAGGCGTACCGCCGTGATTAAAATCATAGTACTCCTTACCAAGGCCCACAAAGGTAGGTACTGCAAGTCCAATTTCATACGGGTAGCGAGCATTAAAATGCATTGCCCATGCCGTAGCACCTGCACCCAAGACATAGCCAGCGCCAAAGTGAAGGTACTTATCCGTTATCCCCTGGCTCTTCACGGCTGATAAGTTCAGCGCTAATGATATGAATATTATTAATTGTTTCATTCAGTTGGTTGGTTAGTGATTCCCTCTGTCGCCACATCTTTAGTTCTATGGCTTCAAGTTCCTCTTTGGTCATCTCTTTAATTGATTTCTGATTCTGTTGGCTCATTTTTAATTATATTTACTATTGAAAATTTAGTTTGTGGATTATCTAATTTTAGTTTTTCAATTACCAGATTATGTAGGGTAGTTAGTACGTCACCATCTTGCAATTGTAGGTCCTCAAATGTATAGTCTGGCAATCTGATTGCTCCAATCTGATTAGTAATCGCCTGGTCTGTATATATGATTGCCTCATTTTCTGTGTTACCTGCTGCGTTAATGTAACATCTCAAGAACAAATATAAATCATTTGTTGCATATGTTACGTGTCCGTTGGTTAGTGTTCCTTGTACTTTTATCATTGTTGTTGTGTTTTATGCTGAAATAATTCCTTTAGTCTTTAAGTCTTCAATAAGTGTCCCGAGTATGTCTGCAAGTTCATCGACTGTTGTAGCGTTTGCGTCACAAGTTCTGTCAGTTACAAGGTTAGTGAATGTTGTGTATCCTGTTTGCGCCAGCCCTACGGTGCCACCTTTGAATGCGTAACCGCCATCATCACGGATTGTTAAGGTGTCCGTACCTCCTGAATCTTCTATTAAAAGTCCATTCGTTGCGCTCGTCGTTCCGCTACCTCTTACCGTCAGCCTTCCGCTGCTTGTCGTTGTTCCTATGCTTGTGTTCCCTGCAAGGTAGTTGGCAGCTGTGCCTGACATATACAAGTTCCAGTTGTTAGCTGATGAAGCTATTTCACCACGGAAAGCAAAATTATTTGTTGCTCCTGTTAATCCTGAACTTACGAAGTATCCATACTGATTAGTGACGGTACTATTTATTCCAAAAGACGCCTGGCCTGCGCTATAATGTATTAATAAGCTTAGATTAAAAGTAGCTGCCTGTGTGGTTGCAGTAGTTGCAAAATATCTTGCTACACTTGTAACATCACTCTGAACAACACTTGTATTATTAACAGATATTACAGAAGTAGTCCCTGTCATATTTCTTTGTATCGCTAAAGCTGAATTATTTAGCGTCGTCGTCCCAATCCCCAAACCACCCGCCAAATAATTATTAGCCGTCCCCGCACCGTAAATTCCCCATCCTGTATTGTTAGACCACTCTACACTCCTCCAATCCGCTGCCGCCGTCAACGTAGGGTTGAGGTACATACCTCGTGTGATTCCGTTCGCTCCGCCCGTTTGGTTGATGGTTGATGAAATTAATAGCAAGTTATAAATTCCGCTTCCTGATGTTGGGCTAAAATTTCTATTTATGTTAACAAGATTTCTTGTCCCTGATGTATGCGCTGGGTCACCTTGTCCATTTGTTAATGTAATGTCTGTAATACTTGTTGTTGCTGGAAATACGCTGGATCGTATCAATATATTTTCTTGATTTATAGTCCCTTGTGGTAATATTCCTGCAACAGTATTTGCTCCACCTGTAAAAATTCCACCATGTGCTATTACTTTATTGTCGTCTCTTACTGTAAGGATATCCGTCGGCGTACTATTCTGCACCAACAGCGCTGTAGTAGCGGATGTTGTGCCTGAGCCTCGGACGTGGAGACGGGCGGTAATCGAAGAGTTAAGACCTACCCCCAGCCTATTGTTTGCCGCATCCCAAAATAAATTCGCACTCCCCGTCTGTGTTCCCGTTCCACTCCAATACGACACCTGACCTGCTACTCCTGTCCCCGTGACTGGGTTGGTTAACACACTCTGATACTGCGGGATGTTTAGCGTTGCACCTACAAGCGTTGCTGCTCCTGATGTTCCTGTGGTCGTGAGTGTGACGTTGTCCTGCTTCAGCGTAAGTGCATCAAATACACCATCCGATGTTACGGGGTTTGTACTTCCGTTTGTGGGGGTATTGTCAAATGTTAATGTTCCCTGATATAAGGTATCAAAGTAGGTTTTTAGTGTACTCTTCACGTTCGCCCATGTTAGGCGTTTCCATAAGTTGTTGTCAGCGCTATCACGCAATAAAACTGCGTCGGCATCTACTGCTGTAGCCTTTTCAGAATCGCTGATATTGTGCAGTTCTTCAAGTTCGTAGCCGTTGTCCACCTTTACATAAATCGACCCAGCACCGCCACTACCACCATTAACGATGAATCCAAGTATCACCAAGTGAGCCGGATCAGGTGGAGGGGTAGTCGTGTAGCCGCCTGCCGTCTGCGATAGGTACACCGTAGCGCCGTCAGTCATTCCCGTTGTGCTAATGTTGTTTATTACACCTTGCACAATGACGAATCCCTCCGCACCGTCAGCGATAGCTTCGGAAGTAAATCCGATAGTATCTTTTGAAAGTAATTCAGTATCAGCATCTGCCAATGCAACAGTAAGCCTCTGACCCTGTGCACCTGTGACGTACACTACTTTCCCTCTGGCTATCTGTGTTCCGGTGTTATTCAATGCTCTAATGTGCTGCGTCTCCCCAATTCGGCTAATCGTCTGACCACCCTTCAATACCAAGTTCAGCGTTCCATCTGTGTCACTCCAATACACACTACCTGCTCCCGTTGGTGTATTCGTTGGCGTTGTATCAAATTCCAAGTTTCCCAACTGCGCCCCAAATTCCCCTAAATTAACATCCTGTGTTGCCCCTGTGTATGGCACTTTTTCATCGAGTGCTGCCTGCAAATCCTCTTGATCCGTTAAATCACCGGAGATGTTTCCCCATACTGCCGATACATCTGCGCCCCCCGTTGAGATAGTGACGTTGATAGGCTCTTGAACTATGTCAATGTTATTATTATCAGAATCGATTACAACGCTCATGTAGTGGTTATGTTTAATTGTCCGTCAATTATAGTTCTGACCTGCCCGTCTGCGTATGTTACATTGTATTTGTACGGATGACGTCCGACAGTTAATTCATTCTGAACGAACAGAGATAAGATATTATCATTTGCCCCTGTGACTTCAATTCCGTCGCCAAGGTCTGCCAATATTTCACCGTCGACATAAAATTCAGCATCCAAAATAGTACTCATATCTATGGCCGCCCCTGACTCATTGGTAAAGGTCATAGTAAACTTAATCGTATCGCCCTCCTCAATGTATATGGGCACTTTTTGCGCCTGTAGATTTAATATAGTATCGTCGCAATTCATCAGTATAAGTTTTCGTATTCTTCTTTAAATCGAACATAGTTTTTTAGCTGCGTTTTGCTCACTAAAAATAAGATGTAATGATAGTCTGCAAGGTATTCAAGTTCCAAAATCTTTGCGTCAAGAATCTGTATAAGACTATCAAGGTAGCCGGCCTTTGATATGTTTTGCAGCGTATCAATTTCCCTGTCTGCTACATGGGAATATCGGTAGTTGATTGTTATTACCGTATCGCTTCCAACCGTACTGAATGACATCGAATTAATGGTAACTGTGTCTTTGGTTATAAGCGTATCGCAATTTGACCACGTTTCTGTAGTCCTATCGCCTGGCTTAACTACTGGTCCTGTAGATTGACCAAAAGCAAATGATGATAGTAATAATAGTATTAGTGTGTGTTTCATATTATTGTATTCTTTTTATTGTGATTGTTCCTGAATTACTGCTAAATGTATTTGACGTCACATCTATCCAAACGTCAACAGTATCGCCTGCATTAAGTCCTATGACTAATGAACTCGCACATGATTCGTAAACTGTGGTTTGTGTGTTGCGTCGTGTTGCTAAATGATTTGATGAATTTACTCTTATATATAAATTAATTTCGTTAGCCGTGCCGCTGTTTTTTACATTTGCATTAAAATTAATTTCATAAGTCCCTGCTTGATTTATTGTAAAGTTATCATTCAAAGTACTCGGTGTCGGTGAACCCGTAGAGCCACTTGATGAAGCAGTCCAGTCATATTTAATGTCCGTTGTCGGTGATTGCGTTAGCGATGAATAAGCCATGTAGGCGTAATTAGCACCCACACTCAAAGTATTATTCGTCAAACTCAACCCAGCGCCTACCGTAATCCGTGTTATGTTATTAGAGGAACTCAACCCACTTAATCCGGTTGATGTTATAGCCTGCGGAACTAACTGAATGCCACCATTAACTGCAAGCCGTGTACCTGTACTACCTGTTCCTGATGTTACGGAAAAGGGTAAAGAAAAACTACCAGCCTGTACATATTCCGTTGAAAGACCTACACCAAAAACCCTTAATGCATCATTACTTACCCATGTTGTGCCGTTATGCCGTAGCGTCTGATTTTGTGTGCCTGCCGGTAGTGACCCAGAACCTCCAGAGGCTGCAATCGTTATATTTGAGCCAGTTGCCGAAAAAGTGACGTTAGACCCTGCGGTAAATGTTACGTCTGTACCTGTTGATGAGTTCAAGGTGACTGGTGAAGTTGTGCCAGAAAAAGATAAGTTAGTAGCACCACCACCACCCGATGAACTTATAGTGATGTTGTTTGGGTCCGTATAGGTGAGCGTTGTATTTGTTCCGGCGTTTAATCTTATAGGTGATCCGGTTTGCGTCGTGCTATTAATTCCAATTATACCCGTACCTAAGTTAGTGTAATAAAGGTCAGTATTAGCACCTCCCGGTATTGATGCGCTTGTTATCGTTCCGTTTGGTGTTACCGTCACCATTCGAGTTCCCGTACCTATTAGATTTGGGATGTTCAACTGACCAGAGTTGTATATCTTGAAGTACGTACTTAAGTTATTTCTTATTTGATATTCGTTACCCCCCGTTGCTGATACGTATTGAATACCTGTATTCCAGTTTCCGTTTCCATTTTCGTAGCGCTGAAAAACATCTGTCGAACCTATTGACTTATATTGTGCCGTCAAACTGCCAGACGGCTGATACACTTGAAATATTCGCGTATTAGATGAAAAATCCCCCGTACCCGTCTGACCCACCCCAACAATGCCGTTATAATCCCATAACGGCGTGGCGCTATTTTCAAGTGATGATGAAGTAAGCCATCTTGGTACTTTGTATTGTGTTCCTGTACCGCTGATGCCTGCCGTATATTGTGGAATGTTCAGAGTGCCTCCCGTTAGTGTAGCCGGTCCACTTGTTCCAGATATAGTTAGTGTTAACTTACGTTGTAGTTCCGTAGTGTCGGCATACAATACCAGCGTATCATTAGTTATGAACCCCTCAATGCCATAGCCGGGAATCACTACATTAATACCCGGTGCGCTGTAATTAATGGAGTCAAGATACTCCAAAAACCCAAGATACCCCTGCGCATAGGTTCCGTTAACGTTTCTATATGCCACCGGTAAATCCCATCGGGTTGAGGATCTCTCTAATTGTGACAGTTTTGTTTGGCCAAAACTAACTAACGGAAATAATAATATTAAAATCAGTATCCTCATACTTCTAAAAACTTAACTTCTATTGTGTAGCTATCGCCCAAATCGTTATTAATTAATACGTCGTTATTTGCCCAGTCTAAAGAAAAATCCCTCGTGTCTAAAGTTAGCGGAATATCGAATGGTACGTACCGTTGTTTTATTCCGTCTTTGTAAACTTCAAACCTGCTGCGGATTTGTTCTTCGGTCAGATCCTGTACAAAATTAATTAAATAATCCGATAAAAATGGCGCATCGTCGAGGTTAACGCTCGAAGTTGTTACCCCTGTAAACTCCTGGTATACTATTGTCCCTATGTTTCCGGTATCACGGGCATAAATATTAGTGTCAGGATTATCAAGGCTTAAAAAGAATTCATTTCTGTCTGGTGCTTCAAGGTTGACGGTAATTGTCGGCTCAGTTGTTGGTATTCTAATCCCGGTAATTTGTGCCGTCGCCTGGTGTACGTCCCAACTCATTCGGCTGCAAATGTATTCATTTGTCCTGTAAAGTATTTTGTAATAAATACCCGGAATATTAAATTTAACATTTAACCCAATGTCAACAAATTGCTGTTTAGCTCCCATCATTTTAAGGTAGTTTCTGACCATTGCATATTCTAATCCCTCAAAACTATCTGCACTATCAAATTTCCATTGGTCGCTAAACTGCCCTACGTCGGTAAATTCCCCATTCCATAACCAAAATTTAACTTGATCATTTCCGTATGTGTTTGGTGCTGCAAGTTCAAGTTCCTTTTTTTCAACTTCATCTGTGTCCGTTTCTGCAAAGAATTTAACTACATCAGGTTTTGCTACAGGATACTGACCAAACTCGTGATATATATTATAATTAAAGAAGTTTACAGGTGCTGCAATTGTACTAACTAAATTAAAGTTATTATCATACCACCCTACGAACTCGCTTCTAAATTGCATTTCTGTATCAACGTCAAATTGTGGAAATATAAATTGAAATCCAAATTCTAAATTGGCGTTTTGATATTTAAAAAGTACGTCTATAGCTGTTTCACTTGCTGCATTTACTAATGTATGTGCTGGCTCATTAAACACATTTACTAAAAATATATGACTGCTTAATTGGTGTATTGGTGTGCCATCAAATTTAGGGTAATCTACATCAGAGCCATTCCATTCCAATGCCTTAAAATAAAATCTAATTTTAAAATATTCAAGTTTTGCCGTTTGCGCTGGCGTTCCTGTTTGCTGTGGCGTAAATTGGTTTGGAACAATTACTTTCATAAAAGTATTGTACTGAATACCGCCGAGCATTAATCCCATGTCTGAATAGGTAGTATTGGATCGCTTCCAAACTAAACCAGCTGCTAAATTCTTTTGTGTGTGCTGTTTCTGTGTTGTTATTAAAAATGACTTTACACCTGGTTCATAATAAAAAGTACCTCCTGCAAGCGCATATGTATCACTTTCATCTTGTATATCAACTTCATTAAATCCGGTAAATGGTGTAGTATTTATTGTGCCATCCTTTTCAATTAAATAAAGTTGCTTTGTATTGCTGCTTATAAACACATCACGTGAGGTTAAATAATATAACCCGTTATGATATGATAGCGTTAAATTAAGGCGTTTTAATAACTCCTCAAGAACTTCCCAACACGTCCACTTATCACGGACATTGTTTTCAAAATTATAAAAGTAATTATTTACCCTAAGTAATTTATATAAATATGGATCTTCAACAAAATAACCATTGGCAGTTTCAAGGCAAGTTGTAAGTTCTATTAATGTATCACTTGCACTATAAAACTGATCTACTACATCAATTTGATTTAAACAATACAATATTACATCGACTACCTTTTGACCTGTTGACCCTGGATTATCGTAATCCTTATTTTTTAAATTAGTAAGTCCATCAATTGCCTGAACTTTTACAAACGGTTGAAGTCTGTCCTCAATGCTTATCCCATTGCTGATTATTCTACCTAAAAAATAGGTATTATTATCTGCATAGTAATCAATTTGAAGATAAAATCTTCCCTCATTTGCATTAATTAAATCATCTAAAAAATCTTGACTTGCCTCGTTATTTATAAATACATCAATTGTTGCACTAGCTGTATAAATGTATTCTGTTAAATCTCTATCGTTTCCCTGTGTTTCAATCAAAATGTTTGGTCCTATGTCATAATCAAGTGGATCGCCGACATATTCAGTATCTATAATTTTAACTCGGTAACTATAATCATTTACCGATTGACCTCGCATTTGTAGACGTACTGCCATTTATCTTAATCTGTTATAATATCCACCCGCATATCTATTGGACAAAAGTAAATCAATCCCTGATAATCTTCCGTATAATTCTCCACCACCTCTTGAAAATCCACCGCCAACCACGTCTGCTGGAACTACCGCTTCGCCTTTGTGAAGCATTGCCATACCATCCGATTTGACCATATTAGTACCTATTGCTAAGGAAGGCAACGGCGTTGCTGCTATGGCTGCAATTTGTGCCGCTACAAGTCCGGCAACTACTCCAGCAAGTATTGGATTACCTAATACTTTGACAACTTCTGTCGCTCCTGCAATTGTTGCGCTAAATATTGCGGCTGCTTTGTCTGCAATTGCTTTTTTACGTGCAAGTTGTGCTCGCTTTTTTGCCAAATCTTCTTCGAGTTTTGCTATGGCTGCCGCTTTTGCATCCTCATTTGTTATGGTATTTTCAATTACTTTTCTTTGTTTTTCTTCGTATGCATCCAAATTAGCTGCCTGTAAATTATAAATTGATCCTAAAGTATTAAATGCCGTTCCAACTGCACCTGCTATATCACTTGCTAATTTACCTGTGCCCTCTCCAAACTTTTCATTTAAAAAATCAAATATATCAGTAAATGAACTTTGTACCTTTTCACCTACGCCGCTAACAGTATTTCCAATACTAATCATACTGCCTGGTACTGCACCCATTATTTTAACTATATTCTTAAAGTTTTCTTCAGTCTTTGTAACTGTTTCATTTAATAAATTAAATTTACCCGGCATTAATCCCAGTGTCTGAAGATAAATCTGAGAAGCTTTTGTCAAATCGTTTTGACGTTCGGTAAGCATTGCAAGTTCATTGCTAACATTTACAACCTCTTTATCTGTTGGTCCAAAACCCTGATTAATTAATTCCTGTAATCTTGCGTTTGTGTTTTCAATTGCAATTTCTAAATATTGCGCTTCAGTTATAAACCCGTCCCTTAAATTAGAACGTGTTTTGGCAAGCTGTGTATTTAATTCTACTATAGTATCATTAAATTCTCCAAGGTTTGTAACGTCAATTTCAAATTTTGGTTTTGTGGCAGCACGTGCACCACCGCCACCACCTGCACCTGTTATAGTTGATCCTGATTTTTTTTGATCTGGTGTTAAAGAAATATATGATATTTTTTTACTTGTATCCTGCCATCCAGACACCACATCCTCACCAAATGTTTTTAAATCACCTTTTAAATCTTTTAAAGTACTAACTGAATTTTTTGATAATTCCGCCCATGTATTAGCAAAGGCATTTTTAATATCATCAGGATTAAATGTTAATACGCCCTTTATGGCTAAACCTATACCTTTAAAAACAATTACACCTGCTTTTAAAAGTCCTTTAAATAAATCAATCATTGATGATATTGCAAACTTAAAGTAAGAATACATTAATTTTATGCTTTTTACAATACCATCAACTCCGGCTCGTACAATTAAAGATTCATTATATATTTCAATAAAATAATTGGCAACATCGACCATTGATTTTTTGACCGTTTCCCAATTTGTATAAATTAAATATATTGCTGCAGCAACTGCACCAATTGCTACAATAGCCGGTCCGCTTAGTGCTGTAAATCCTGCTAAAAATCCGCCATTTTTAAACTTATCTGCTACCTTAATTATATTAATTAATAAAGTGCCGTAAGCTAAATTTAATTGAGACGTAACAAATAAAACTGGTCCAATTGCTGCGGCTATTCCTGCAAATATAACTATGGCTTTTTGTAGTTCGGGGTTTAATGATTTAAAACCATTAACAATCCCTTCAATAAAACCGGCAACCGTATCCAATACCTTTTGTAAATTAATTGATTCCGCAATAATTCTGCCAAGTTCAACTAAACTAAATTTAATGCTATCACTAAAATTATCAAATGCGTTACCTAAACCTCCAGTCGCTTTTTGTACTTCAGGCAAATTTTGTAATGATTCAACTATTCTTCTATTAAATTCCTCTGCACTTATTCCAGTTGCTCTTATCTTTTCGATATTTGCCGTTCCAAATGCCGCTTCTACAGCTTTACCTAATAATGGGACATTCTCCTGAAGTATTCCAAAATCCTCTTGTAATATCCTATTTTTGGATATCATTTGAGTTAATTGATATTGAACACTATCAAGATTCTGCGCATTTCCGCCAGTTGCTGCTATGGCTGCACCAAATGTGCTTAATGTTTTTCGTGCTTCTTCTGCTGAAAGTCCTACCGCCTGAAGTCGTATTGAACCTCTTACCGCTTCTTCAAACCCTAACCCTGGTGCTTTTGCCGCTTCTTTTAAAAGTTGTAATTCTTTTCCGGCTGCTTCGGCTGATCCCATTACAGCAGTTAAGCCTTTTTCTAACTTTTCGTAACTTGCAAAACTTTTTAATGCTGACGCACCGGCTGCGGCTAATGGTAAAGTTAAACCGACAGTTAAATTGGTACTAATAGTTTGCATTCTTTGCGCTGACGCCCTTAAACTTTTTTCAGCTTTTTTTAAATCGTATTCAAGTTGGTTTGTAGTTGCCCCAATTCGTATTAATACATCACCGATTGTCCGTGCCATACTTTTTATTTACAAGTTTTTGCATTTTTTCAAAAACCATCTTCGCCTGATCGCTCTTTGCGTCCAACTTTTTATTGTTTGTTTCCTCATCTGAAAACTTAAATAAATCCGTTGGTTTATAAGTCTTTTTCCCTGATCCCATTACATTGACAACTATTGAACCATGCCATCGCATGTATTCCCCTAAAACCCTTTCGTCGCTTTGCTTTCGTTTACTTGCAAAATGTATGTATGTTAACACATCTGCAAGTGTTGATTCATAAAACTCATTTATACCTATGCCAAAGTAAAAGGCATGCCCTTTGATATCGTCAAAGGTTAATCTTTCACTTTGGCTTTCAAGTTTTTTGCGCCTTCCTCCTCCTTAATTTTAGGCTCAAGTTGATCTCGCATATGTTCGGCAAGTTCCGTTAATACTTCTTGTCGCTCGTCCATTTCATCGTAAAGATCTTGATCAGTTACATGATGACCTTCTAAATGACATGCAAAGACGAAAAGCCCCACCAAATCGGTGAGGCTCACGTCATCGAGCAAGGTAAAGATCTGGGAAAGTCCTATTTTCTTTGATGATCCATAACGCCCTATTACACTAATAGTCATCTTTGGCGCGTAATTTTTGCCTTTTATAGTTACCATGCTCTATTATTTTTAAGATACTGTTCCCAAAATCACCTCGCCAGTAAATACGCCGCTTACTGAATAAGTAACATTCTCATTATTTGGGGCTACTATCTCGACTGAAGTGAGCAGTCCCTGTCCGGTCCAAATTTTATCCCCAGTTACATCGGTGGTAAAAGTTAAATCAATAGTTGTCCCATCAGCAAGTTTTGCAAATAACGCTGCTGCGGCGTTGTCATCTTCTGCGTAAAGTCCCTCGGTTGAAAATGTAGCTGACTTTTGCCCTGGTGCTTGTTCAAGCCATCCTCCACCGTCTCCGGCGGTATCTTTATGAGATAATTCTCGCATTGCTGAACTGAACGAAATTGTACAGCTCGTAGCATAACCTAAAGATACCCCGTTGTCAAAAAATCTCATATAGTGTCCGTTGACCACTCCGACTGTTGCCATAGTTTATATTTTTATATTGTTAAATAATTTATTCTTCTTCTTCCTTAAAATCATTATAATATTCCTTAACTTCATTCCATTCTTCTTTATTTTCAATCTCAAACATAGGATCAGTACCGCCAATCAATGCCAATTTAACGCCCGCTGCTTTATGTCGAAAATATGCCTTTTCTGTCATTGTTACTTTACTCCCGGCGCTATATCCGTTAAAGTCCTCATTTAGCTTTACCCTTACTGTCATAATTGTACATAATTTATAAATACTCTATAATCTGTTTGCACCATAAATAATTCTGCCGTGTCGTCTGTGTCGTATTCCTCCGATTCAAATGTAGCTAAATATATCCAACTATCTGTAAAATTTAGTAACAAATATCTGATCTCATTCGCTACCGATTTACAATTCATATAATTAGTACCTACACATTCAACTCTATATATTACTTCATACCTTCCTTTTTTATCTTTGTCGTCCTGCACCGTTTCGCTTATGTTACGTATTAATACCCTTGGCGTTGCATTGCGTAATGTAATGCCCTGCGGAAATCTATTGAAATAAACATTATCAATATATTCTTTTATGTGATCATATATGCTTACGTCCGGCGTCATCGTTGTCTTTTTTCTACTGCTCTTACTGCTTTTTCGTGTGCTTTTTTTGCACCCTTTTCAAGTTCAGAAATTATAGTATATTTTGTTTGTTCATATGATTTTTTAACAAATTCAGTTCCCTGGACACGATCCCCGTTTTTAGGTTTCCAACCAAACTCAATTAAATGCGCATGCGGTGCTGTTGCACCTCTTGAAGCCTTATAATTTGGTCCAACATAAACCCCAAATTTATCTTTGGAATATGTCATCATTTTAATGGACTTTGCAAGTGTGCCTTTACTGTACTTTCCATCCCGTGACCCAACTGCGTTAAATCTCATTGTTATCTCCAATGGTTTTGCAGCTGCTTTAAATATCGCACGTGTTTTTAAATCTTCATCAAATTGTTTTTTATACATCTTTATTTGACGTATAATTCCTAACATTTGTTGATCTACGGTTTTATCCATTATACTACCCTTTTACATTTTATCTTCAAAAACCGCCTGCGCCCCATCGTTTCATCTATGTTTATAATGTCATATTCATTGCTATCAATTACCAATTTATCCTGGTAACTTATCGCTTTATATCTTATTACAAATTCCCTTATTTGTATATTTGTGTCCTTTTCAACTAATACTTCTTCATCCTGATCCCGGTTAACTTCATACGCCCATGCGTCTGTATCTGTTACCGTAACTTCAGTAACTTCTCCCAAATCGTTCTCCTCGTCAATTGTTTCTTGACGTATCTTTATTTTCTTGTCCATTGCACCAATGGCAATTTGCGCACGTAAATTTTTTGGATATATCAAAGTAATTCTATTTTATCTAAATCCAGTAACCTATTTACCTGTGGATAGGTATTTGTTCGATAGCTATTCTCTCTATTCTCATACATTTCGCCTATTAACAAATATGCTGCATGTTTCATTAATGGCGATATCAAAGGATCACAATTACATGTAAATCTATATCTGATATCTCTTAAAAAATCTGTATTATAAAGACATTTGTAATTACCGTAATCTTCAAGTTCGTAACTATCCAAAGTCATTTCCGTCCAAACGCCATCAGCAAACTCTTCAACTTTTGTAACTTCTATAACGTTTCTAGGCACGTCAAATCTATAATTGTATGGCGTACCAATCACAGTCATATCATAGCTCAGTGCTGGAAAACCCAAATAATTTTCAATATACTGCGTCGCTGCCCTTATATATCCTTTTATAAGTGTTTCGCTGTCATCATCGAAAATACGCAAATGGTCCTTAAGTTCGTCATCATAACTTACTACCATGCATTTAGATTGCCCTGCTATGTAGCTATTCATATTTTAACTACTAATTTTTTTTGTATTAATTCGTCAACTATCTCCACAGGGACGTTTATAACATCCCCAACTTTACCTCCTAATCTATATCCGTGAATTAATGATTTTTTTATTTGAACATCAACTCCCCAAACTGCTTTACGTTCGACGTGTAATATTTCCTGTTTGTATTCTTCTATTGGTTTTCTTCTTCCTCTTGCCATGACTTTTATTTTTAAAAGGTAGCCACTCATTTAAGAGTGACTACCAATATATGATTTATGAAATTGCAGACCATGTAATGTCATCGCCAAATGCGAACGCCTTAGGCTGCTTTAATTTAACATCCCAATAAGAATTAATTATAATTCTTACTTGTCCATATTCTGCACGTACATAAGGATCCAAAATAATTTCAACTCCACCCCAATTCGCCAACACAACATTCGAAAAGTCGCCAAATATAGCAGCTGTCTTAGTTGAATTGATGTTTGTTGGCACTAAAGTGGATACAGCAACTGGATAGCCAAACAAATTATTAGCATTATCCATAAGGAATTGTCCTGAACCTGCATCCAGTTTTGTTTGCATCATTTCGCCTTTCAAAATTGGATTCACAAGGAATGCCATAGTTTCGCTATTGTAGTCATCAAGAGCAATTGATGTCATAAGATCAATCAATTTATCTCTTGTAACTGCACCGCCAAAGGTAACCTCGTTAACTCCAGTTGTGCCGATGATACCGTCTATATTTCCGGAATTACCAATTATTGCTGCACTATCAACCGCACGAGCTACAGCGTTTGAAAGTTCGCCCCTAATCCATGCTTCAACACTAAATGAAGCTTGTGTCATTAGCTGCTTAGATACAGTTGTAATCGCTGCAAGTCTGTTTGGTCTTAGTTCAACCAATCTTGTTGAAGGATCTGTATTTGCTGCCTGATCTGTTTCACCCTCCCATGTAGCTGTAGCAAGTCCATCCGCTGCTGGTAAATCCAAATTGCCGACCAAACCGTTCAAGGTAGTTGCCCCAAGTGCGCTCATTACCAAATTAGGTCTAAGTGCTGGAATAATTGTACTATCCAATTCAGTTGCAATTAAGTTTCCTGCTGTTGCTGCTGTCGCTGCATCCTGCGCTCTTAATTGGAATGACGGAAGTCCATATCCTTGCAATGCTCTACCTGTAGCCATTGCCTCACGAACTGCCTCCTGATGCATCTCACCTTCAGCACCGTCCATTTGATCAGGTCTAACTCCGTTATTAAGGTTTTTAAGAACTCTCAAAAGGCTAAACTTTTCAGATACCTTTTGCTCTTCAGATCTTTTCACGTTACCGGAATTAAGTTTGTTTTGTGCAATTCGCTTTCTCGCTTCGTCCTGCTTTCTAATGTTTTCTATTTTTGCAGTCAAATCATTAATTGATCTGTCAAGTGTGTCAAATTCCTTTGATTCGTCATCAGTCAGTTCTCTTTGATCTGCATCTGCATTCGCCAACAATGCTTCTTGCTTTTCGACAAGAGCATCATAGTCCCTTTTTAATGTTTCTAATGTCATCTTTATATTTTTTAAATTAATAATTTCTTTTATCCATTAACCCCAAAAGATACTCGCGCTTCCGCCTAATTTCATTTAGCTTTCTGCTATAATCTTTTCTAAACCCTTCGCTTTTGTGTATATCCTTGACCTGATTCATAAAATTATCCATACTTTCCATGCTCTTTTTAATTGCGTCTGGATTTGACGGCACGTGTACAATTGACCATTCCGCAAGACGTTGACTGGTAAAATAATACGTTGTAGGATCTTCATCACGTTTTTCATCTCCCCATCTTCCGGCTATTGGCATAAATCCAACGCTTGTGGCTCGCATCGTTCCGTAATCTACTTTTTTACGGATCTTGTCAGCAAGTGGATTAATATCCTCAGTTTCAAATTTACCAACTCCAATTAACATGCTGCCTTCTGCTCTTGCCGTTGCTGGTCCAAGTGCATTGTCTGGATTACTATCGGTTAAAAATCCTCCAGTTGTTTGGTGCTGATAATAAAATGCGCCTGCTCTATTGAAGTCCTCCAGTTGCCACCCATCCATACGGATGACAGTTCCGTGGCTGTCCTTTCGTTCAGTTGAAATTATAAACTCTCTGGTTAAATCATCTTGCAATGCTCTGACCTCAAAGTCTTCTATGTTAAACGCCCGTAGCATCATTATTTATTTCTTTTGATTCGTTATTTTCAATTATATTTTCAAAATATTCCTCCGCTTGGTTAAGAGGAATTGTGTTTAATTGTTGGTAATACGTTGCACCGTAACCGCCCTCAATTGGATTCATACCCTCAATGTTTCTAACTTCATCCTTATTCATAAAACCGCTATTCAATCCAATTTGGTGAGCTTGGTATCTCGTGAGCATATCAGTTCTGTACACTCCTTTTAATTCAAATTTTAGATAGTAATTAGGATCGTTCATTAAAACTTTCCTATTAATCTCATTTTCTATTAAAAGCGTCATCGGTGCAATAACCGTACTTAAAAAAGTGTTGTATTCTCTGTCGCCTTTGTTATCTGCACTTTCTCCACGTCCTAACAATGACAAAGGAACGCCAAATATTCTGGCAATATCTTCGACTGTGAACTTGTTCGCTTCAATTATTGACGCATCTGCAAAAGGAATATTGTACTGTAGTGGCTCGTACTTATAGCCTGGCGGTAGTGCTGCAATACCTCCATTGCGTGAGGTATATGTTTCCTCAAATTTTTTTCGCACATAATCTAATGCGCCTTTCTCCACTATCCTATCGCCATATATATAGCCTGAAATATTTGCACCGTTTTGATACATTTCAGTAGTATAATTCTGAATATTCCCGGCATTTTGTATCGTATTTTTCTTTGACATTATACGACTTATTCCCTTAACTCCGTCAAAGGTAAAATCGTAAATGTGGATCATATCCATTTGATTGACCAGTTCACCAGTCTTTTGAATTTTGTACCAATGATTCTCAATGCCATCAATCTCAATTATAGAAACGTCTACGTCTGCATCCTCATATAGCTTTAATCCTATAACCCTGCCAATATTATCACGTTGTATTCTTGCATAAGCATTTCCAAACAAAAGATAATACGCCGCCAACCTTTGATAAAACTTTGAAGCATCATACAAAGGATATGGCTCACTTGTAAGTATATTGTAATACGGGTGATTTGTTGCAATGTATTTGCCTCCATTACGATCCTCCATTATTTTTGGACTAACCAAACTTAATGTTCTTGTAATGATGTCAATACATTCAAACACAACCCCAAGGCTTATGCTCTTTTTTGGTGTTACCAGTACATTTTTACCTGGTAAACCTTGCGTATTAAGCAATGTCAAAAGCTGTGTACTTTCGACAGCCCTTTGTTGTGGTTTAAAAAGTCGATCTAATAAACTCATATAACAAAATTAATACATAATCATGGTATATAGTTTCTTTAAATAGTAACATAATACTATAACTCGTATTCTGACTTATCAGGTAATACATTATGCAAAAAATCTACTAAGTCCTGACATACCGCTTCATCATGAAATGAAAATATATGCTCATCCTTTAATTTTTGCTTTAAATCAAAACATTCATGCTTTTGTCTTAATATAATATCTGATTTTTCTACTCCATTAATATTGTTATAACCGCAATACATTGACTTTACCAATAAACCTTCAGAGGATGCTTCAAAATTAATGATATTATACATCTCAATAAACTGCTTTTTGTGTATTAGTATCGGTGTATGTATGTCAAAATAATGCTTATAATGTTTGTTGTTTATTGTTTCTTCAATTATTTTTCGGTAGTTGTCTGATATTGGCCTACTTTCAATTATGCTTTTTGCGTCATTGTCATTATAATAATACGGATATTTACTTAAATCCGTTTCTTTTAACAAAATGTGATCATCATTTATGTATAAAAAGGTATCACTTATTTCCGGCACGTTACAAGAAAAGTATATTTTGTCTAAAATATTTAATGCTTTTGTTTTTGTTTCCTTGAATCCAAAATGTTTAATTCTTTGATTTCCCCAATGTGGAAATTTACCAATGATATAAATATCTTTATAATTCCTGCCAAACTTTTCTAAACTCCTTATACTGTACCTTAATTCGTTGTCGCTATTTGGTGATCCATTTCCCAAAGGGTAAACAATATCTATTAATCCCTTTTCTTTTGACTTTATGTAATTCCTTAACTCAGAATAATAGCGATCTGCATCCTTATTTCTGCTTTTATTGTGCTTTCTATAATTTAGTAATGCATCATTATGTATATAAATACTATATCCTAACCTTGCAGCACGTCGCCAGTATTCCCAGTCCTCATATCCTTTAATCATATTTTCATCAAATCCTCCTATTTTATTAAACATTTCGCGCTTAAATATTGCAGCGCAATGCACATAATTACTATGCTTTAGTTTATTAAAATTAATATGTGTAAATGGACGTTTTACAATTTCGTTTCGATCTCCAAAAAACTCAAAATTTGTACCTATAATATCATATTGATCTATGTATTTTATGACTTCTTCAATATAATTTTGTTTTAATGTGTCATCCGCATCAAGGCAAATAATATATTCGCCACTTGACTTTTTTATACCGTAATTCCTGGCATGGCTCACGCCTCTATTTTCAGTCTTATAATATTTAACAAGTTCAAATTGTGTTGACACATATTCTGTATTGTCATTACTGCCATCATTTACGACAATTACCTCTATATTCTTATATGTTTGATTAAACACGCTTGTAATTGCTTCAAAAAGATATCTGCCGTGATTATAACATGGTATAATTACACTAACCTTGCCCATAATTAAATAGATTTTTGTTGTACTTTTTATTAAATTTAATGACTTGTTTTTTTGTTAATTCTTCTTTGTTTTTGCTTTTGTTTAATGTTTTACTTCCAAAATGCCTTACTATTGCATCAGTAACTAACATGGGCGGAATTTTTACAGCTCTCAATTGTTCAATTAATGAATTATCAGCGCACCAGAATTCCATATCTTCATCAAAGCAACCTATATGCTCATAAAGATCTCTCCTAATCATAAAGCACCATCCTGATAAATGCCTCCCAGTTTCATAACCTAAATGATTACCAGTTTTTAGATCTTTTTGCCTTTTGTCTGCTGGTTCTTTTGGGGATACAATTGGATAGTCTGCTGCAAGTAATTTATCAAGCCATCCTTTATAAAAAATCAAATCATTATTAGCAATTAATAGCCATTCATTATCGGTTATTAACGCCCCTTTGTTTGCAAATTTATTATAGTTAAATTTTTCTTTAATGTGTATTGTTTTGCAATTTTTGTAAATTGTATCTGTTTGTTCAATTACTATAATCTTGCACCTTTGATCATTAATTGAATCTATGCAGTTTTGCGTCATTTTTTTCATTGAAGCGTCAATAGCATTTGATAAAATTATAACATCTACCATTATTTTTGTGTTTCTGTAGTTTTTTGATCAAAATCATAATAGTAAAGTATTTTGTCAATATGTACTTTCTTTTTTAGGTATGGGTAAATACGTCGAGCATATTCGTCATCCTCTTGGAAATTGCGCTCTGGAAATTTATATCTCGTTGCTATTTCCCTCTTCACAACACATAAATGATTTGGCGTTCGCTCATAATGTGTGCTGTGGTTTTTGTTTTGCTCCCCATTAAAATAACATATTTTTAAATCTTTACCATTTATCCTCACTTCTGAATTAAATGTAACACAATCCGGACCAATCTGTATAGCTTCATGCAAACTCCTGACATAGTCCGCTGATACCCTATCGTCGTCATCGACAAAACAAACGTAGTCACCCTTCGCACATTTTAAAAGAAAGTTTCGCTTTTCCCCAACTATCATTTTTTTGTTGTCCATTAGGACAACTAACTGAACAAATCCGCTATGTTTATATGTTTTTATCTGCTGATCAAGATTATCCATTAATGAAGATAAAAATTGTTTGCGTCTGCTTGGAATTGCACAAATCAAAATTGAAAGTGTCCTCATAAGTAAACTTTGCCGTTTTTTATTCTGTAGTTATCTACATTATAATTGCCGTCATCCTCTACCTCAACTATGGCGAATCCGTGATTCCATTTTGTGTATGCAAATGGTCGATAATCGGGATTTAATGCACATAGGCACCCTGTAGAATAGCAACCTATATTTTCGCCGTGTAAGTTGCTTTCAAAATGTGAACTTGTCTGGTGATTGTGTCCGCTCAATGTTGATGTCTTATATTTTAAAAAAGCACCTCTTGCCGGGTTAACTGGACTGAAAAATGAATCTCCTGCCTCATGCCCGTGGATAACTATCAGTTTACCCATGTAAACCTTTTGTCTGCTGCTTATATACTGCACCCCTAATTCATCAAGTTTGAACACCGATTTAAAGCTAAAGTCTTCAAAGTCCGCAAACGCCGGAGCGTTCCGCATGATATAATGTTCCCATCGTTCTTCATGGTTGCCTAACTTGTAAAATATCGGAACATTAAGTTCATTTTTTAGCATGGTTATAAAGGCGTAAAAATATTCCATTTCATCGGCTGCGCTTACGTTTATTTTTTCCTTCAGAAATCTGCTGATGTCGTAAAAGTCCAATACATCCCCGTTAAGGTAGACACTATCCACGCTCATTTGTTTTCCATAGTCTATAGCTAACATTAGAGCTTCCATGTCGTGGAATGGTAGGTGAATATCCGATAACACAAGCGCTTTTTTATGAGGAAATACAAAATCCTCTATTGGTTTACTTTTTGGCGATAAATTATACTTTGTCACCGCTTCTTGAACAGTTGTCTTTTGATACAAGTCCGGTCTTTCCTTTACAATCCTGTCCGGTTTTGCCTGTCCCCTTATATTCCGTACCCTGTCACGTACAGCGTCGTAACTTGCGAAACGCTCCGGGTAGGCTTCAAAAATTACCGCCGACAGTTGCCTTGTACTCAATTCAGGGTACTTCTCGCAGTACTTAATTACTATATTTCTTTTTACTTCATCTTTTTTTGGCATTTCTTATTTTTTTTAGAAAGTAATGAAAACGAACTCTAAAAACCCCATAATCCTTATACCTGCGCTCCTTGTACTCTCTAATGTAGTGCAGTTCTGTCATCTCATATAATTCAATTTGTCGGATTTTGGGAAACTTGGACAAATTTATGTAATATAATTCAAAAAACCTTCTGTAATCATCATTCATACATTGACTTCAGTTGTTCAAGTGAAAGACTGTCTTTCGGCGTTATTTCTCTATGCATCCACGCAGCAAGTGCCGTATTAATTGCAGAAACGCCGTCAATTTTGTTTTTGCTATTACTCTTTGAAGGCTTTACGTTACCAGCTGCATCGGTTTCAAGTTCTACGTTGCCCATATTCCATCTTAATATTGGGTCGCCGTCGTGCTTAATTTCTTTTTTCAATACCATGACCTCCAGTCTTTTTGTCGGAGGCGACAAAGTCAGGAAGCCTTGACGGAATGCACCGGTCTCTAAATTATACTCCGATAATTTGGGGATAATTAAGTCAGCGTTAAATGGATCGTAACCTATCATTTCGACCTGGTAATTTTGGCTATTTTCCAAAATATCCTTAATTATATAGTCGTAATCAATGGTGTTGCCGGGAGTTGCCGTTAAATTAGCACTTCGTAGCCATGCCCGGTAGTCAACCCCATCAACTCGCCTGCCTTCATTTACTTTGTCCTCAGGGCAATAGAAATCAACATAAACATATCCTAAATCAGGGAAAAAGTACGCAATTGCCGTTAAATCCACTCTGGAAGACAAGTCCATCCCAATAAAACACCTGTGACCGTATAATTTATCCTTCGATAGCTTACCGGCGCACTCCATCCAGTCGCTATCCTTAATCCATGTCTTTGCTGAATCAACCCATAGATTTAAATTTTTTGTCTTGAACTCAACTTCAGCGCTGGCGCCTTCAGTTATTGCTGCCTGATATAGCGCTTGCATTGATTCCCATCGTGGCGTGTTACCTATGTTCGGGTTAGCCTTACGCCAGTTGTTGGTATCGTTCCAATCGTCACCATCATCCAAAGTCCATAGAATAGCAAATAAATTGTCATTTTCTATCTTATTGTCAAGAATATCCGTTACAATTTTACGGAATTCATAACATGGTCCGTTTTTATTAAATCCAGCCGTTGTTATAATTGCCAACAATGGTTGAGTACGCCCACCCATACCGGTTTCAACTACTTTTAGCATGGAATCATCTTTGGCGCTGTGATATTCGTCAATTATTGCCAAATGAGGGTTTGCGCCGTCGTTCGTGCCGGCATCGGCAGTTAATCTTGTAATAAATCCGTTTGTTTCGTTTTCCTGTATTTTATACTGAAGAACTCTACACCTTTGATTAAATTTACTGCTATCTCGTGCCAATGCTTTGCACATTTCCCGTGCGGCGTTGTAGACGTATCCGGCTTGGTCTCGTGTGTTTGCTACAGAATAAACCTGCGCTGCGTGTTCATTGTCAAAGAATGCTCCAATAATTTGAATGGCTGCGGCAAGTTCTGATTTGCCTCCCTTACGAGCCATTTCGATGTAAGCTTTTTTATAGCGTCTAAATCCTGTTTCTTTGTCAGTCCATCCAAATAGTGACGCAAGTATGAACGCTTGAAACGGCTGCAGGTCAAAGTTTTTACCTCCGTAACTTCCAGAGGTATGTTTTAGCAGTTTTACTATCTGAATTACAAAATCGGCTTTTGAAGTGTCAAAAAAGTATTTACCATTTTTTACATCTTGGTTGTGACGGCTGACCGCTTGGCGCACCCAATGATTGTGATGATGCGGATTGTTTTGAACTTCTGATATAAATTGGTCGTATAGTGTCATTTATGACAATATGGAATTTAATATGTCATTATCTGCAATTTGCTCGCCTGACTTGGCGGCTGAAATTTTACCAACAACAAACGGAAGCAGCCTGGTGATAACTTCGATTCGGTCTTTAGTAGACAAATCCGGGTCTGATTCGAGGTAAGCGATTTGTTGCTCAATTGTTTCTCGGACACGGTCACGTAATTCTTTTTTTTGCGATTTCATTTTATTTGGATTTAGTCTAAATAAAGGTAAAAATTGTTATAAATATGCGTCAGTTTCAGGCAACGGCTTCGAGGCGGTCACCTATTGAGCATTTTTGATGCCCTGGGTGTCCTGTGGCGCATTATAATCGTTAAAGTACCAAATACTACCACTTCGCACTTTGCCTCGCTTACAGACGAAATTAAAGCCGTTATACGTCGCCCTTACAAAGAATCCGTCTGTATCCTTAATCGTGTAAGTTTCTCCTTTAATTGGTTGTGCTTTTGTTGTTGTTGTCCACATGGTTAATAACATAAAATGTAAAGAAAACATATATAAGTCTGATTATCCAGTTCCATTGGAATAGGTTAAAGTCATTCGCAATGAAACAGAATATAAGATAAATATATCCAATGATGAATAGTGTCTGTAAGTACTTCATAATGGTATTAATTCGTTATGCTCATTAAGTTGTGATGGTGTTACTGTCTTGGTCTTCTCTGTTGCTGTCTTATGGTTGTGGCAATTGGAACAAAGTACCTGGTGATTCCTTATGTCAAGGAAGCTGCCGCCGAACCTAACCGGAATGATGTGATCCACTACTAATGCAAACATAGGAAACACACCCTTACACATAGCACATACCGGATTAGTTCCACGTTTGTCCTTGCTGTACTTATACCAACGTGATGAACGATACAAGTCTTCAGCGAACTTCTCACGCTTCACAACCTGTAACGGCTTAACCTTGTTCGATGTGGTCAGGTGCTTTCTGTTAATGCTTGGCATTAAAACGGTAGTTCGTCATTAAATCCTATCTCCGGCTTTATTGCTGTTGTTTGTGTTGGCTGCTCATCCTGTGGCTTGTTGCCCTTGATTGACCCAACATACACTTTCTTTTCAGTTGATTCCTTTGGTTGCATTAGTTGAATGCTCCCGATGTTTCCGAACTGGTCCGGCTGTTCATTAGTCCATATAATGGCATTGACGTAAGTCTTCCCATTCTTACCCTTGTTAAATGCGCTATGACCTGACTTGCTTGCTGAAAACAAATCATCCAAACAGATTGATGCTTTAAGATACCCCATTGTTAATGTATTTAAGTGATTGAATTTTTAAATGCTTGATAAGTTCCTTTCGGTCTACCGATTCCAGCAGATGCCTGGGGACACCTACCGGAACCTGCACGACCTTTTGTTTTGGCTCTATCTTCTTTCTACCCATTGTCTAATTGTGTTGATTGACCTCTGAAGCTTTATCACATCCAGTTGTCTTATGTATTGTATTGCGTCTTCGATGTTCTCCGGTTGTGTCTGTGGTGTTTCCTCTGCTACCTGTTCCCACCAGCAGTTATTTGTTTCATCCCTTATGATCAACGCCACAATTGATGTTATCTGTGTTGCTTCATAATCATTTGAGGTGTAAAACCTCACCATGTTAAATATTTCCTGTGCTTTTTGTTCTGGTTTCATAATGCAAATATATAATATTTTTTTTATATATGAGTAATTTGGCGGTTAGGTTTTGTAAATGTAAATGTGTAAATGGGTTTTTAACTTTTATAGAATTTATTTTGTAAAAAATTTCTAACAAAATATTGTAAATATATATATTTTCAATTTACAAATAATATAATATACTAATAATCAATAAGTTAGGGTGTAAATATGTTGTAAATATGTTGTAAATTGGTTGTAAATTGTACATATATGGTAGGCTATTCCATTTACAAAATGGGCCTTTTTTTGCGTTTTTAGTTAAAATTATCTTAAAATTATAAACTAACTGATTAAAATTAAAATGGTACATCCTCGTCGTTTACATTTTCATTTACAAATTTCGATATTTCATTTACATCTTTATCATCAATCCAATCCTTTCTTTTTAGTATAAAGGGTCTACCTGGTTTGGTTTCATAAGGACTTTCTGAAAAATAAGAATGGTAACGTATAATACCATCAGGCACATCGAGTTTAAAATCCTTCTTTAGAGTCTTATGTATAAAATTCTGTGGTGCATTGTTGTTGGTCCTGTATTCAGCCTCTTTTAGCTCCTTTGCCGTAAACATTACTTCGTCGGCGGTGCATTCATAAAAAATGGACTGAAATAACATCTCAAGTTCCTTATAAAGCCATGTCTTTGATTCGGCCATAACCTCATTAAGTTTATCTGTCCAAATTTCATCAGCTGTAAATACCATCCTTGATTTGGTACGGTCAACTTCTGGTAACTGCTCAAGGTATCTCAAAAAATATGGTACTTCATCTCTCATATGTTGCTCAATGTCTGTAATTAAGTTTTCGATAGTTCCAACCTTGCGCACCCAGAATCGTATCTCCTCTTCATCAATTTTCATAAATTCGTCTTCCTTGTTTGTGGCCATAACTATTTTGCCAAAAAATGGAATACTGTACTGACTTACGTGCTTTTGGTTTACGGTCATTGTCTTCTGGGTTGCTATGGCTTTTAGTTTTTCTACAATGCTGGTTTTTTCTATAACCGTTTCATCAATACCGATGATGTTTTTAGTGGCGTATATATGATTAAACTGATTCTGTAGGTCTTCAGGCTTAATAAGTACAAAATTGTCGCCGAAAATAATATCAAGCAAGTTAAGAAAAGTAGTCTTTCCGGTTTGTCTTTCTGTCGAAACCATCACTAAAATGGGTAGTATTTGTGTCGGATGCTCATACATTACTTTAAGGTATTTATAGGCAAGTTCCACTTGTTCGCCGAAGATATGCTCTAATAGTAATTTTATATGTTTAAATTGTCCATCATGGTCAGCTACTTTATGTGGAAATGGTGAATACAGATTGTAGTAATTATCGGACCATTCCTGATAGTTCCTGTTATCTGGCAGTATGGTAAAATCATAAAACTTTGGAATCTCTTTAAGTAATTCTTTGCCGTGGTCATCAATTATTGTTTCCTTTTTCCACGCCTTTAATTTCTTTTGCGTTACGCCGTAGCGTGACACCTTGACATTTACACGGTAGTAGTCAGATCCAACACGGATGAAAGGAATTTGTTTTTTTAGCAGTTTATATTCAACAAAAAACTGTGCATCCCAATGTACGGATTTAAATTGCACTATGGTCAGGAGTTGAAACAACGTCAACCGCTCATCTCCCATTAGTACTATGCCGTTGTTATAAGTTATAATATCGCCCGTTGTATCGCATATTGCCTCCGTTGAACTCTTGACCCTGTAGCCTTTGGAATTGTCAAATATGGCAACAAAATCACCAAATTTGTTGAACCAGTCTACCGGGTTATAGTGCTTTTTAAGTTTCTCAATTTCCTGCTCGTGTTTGTAACTCATATTGTTAAGGGATTTTTCTGACCTGCTAAAATCATTTCTTTTGCTGTTCTTTTATAAGTTGACGCCTTTAATTTTAGGTAGTTGTTATTATCAATCAAATTTTCCATAATTTCAATAGCCTTTTGTTGTGTAACATACCCTTGTGCCACGTACCCACCAACGGCATAACTAACCGCCCTTAAAGTATAATGTCCGGCGTCTGTAATTGTGTCGATTTTCTTTTTCGCAATCGTATGTACTGCTTTGGCGTTAGAATCTACGCCATATAGTATAATTTTCTCTACATTCGGCATCGGCTTTGTTTCGTTAATTTCCGTAAAATTTATCCATTCCTCATTATATAACAAATCGTAATCATAGCTATAGAACAATGGCAGTACGGCATTTTGTGGAGCTGGGTCAAAATTTCTGTATATACTCCATTTGTTTTGTAGTGCTTTGAACCTTTTTTTAAATTCAACAGTATCAAAGCATACCGGGACGCTAACCAGTCCCCGTACGCCTTCGCCCGAAGAACTCAACCACGTAGCTATGACGTAAGGGTAACTGATTAACTCTCTTTTTAAACCTTCTGCATCTGCTCTACCTAACTTATCAAAATCAAAAGGCATAAGGCCTGTAAAATGATTTATGGCGCTATAGCAGCGACGTGAACAATTTATGGCAGGTGTAAAAAATGGGAGCTGTGTCTTTAATTTAGCCTTTTGCGGCCCGTCTGAATTTTGTATCCTGTCGACTAACTGCTTTACCTCCGGCTTCGGATTTTTAATCCGTCGAATAAGCGTTTTTAAATCAATTGTACCGATTGGTGTAGTTTCAAAAATTGAGCCGGTGTAGTAGGGGATCATAAATTATTAGATAATTTATTTTTTAATTGAATTTGTTTAAAAGTTATGTATGCGTCTGATTTAGGTTGTGATTGCCCTAAAGATTTACACCAATAATCATTTCTTAATAATACTTTACACATTCTGCGCCAAGATGGAACCCAACATTTATTTTCAAGATCTTCAGGTGCCTCATCTGGAATTTTTAAATATCCACGATCTTGCCATCCTTTTATAAATTTAACAAATCTTTCTCTGTAATGATTTCTTGTTTTTTTTGGCATTGTGGATAATAATAAATTGCAATAGGATTGCCATGTATGATTAACAGGTTTATATATTTTGTGATATCCAGTAATGTTACCATTTTCTTGAATATATAATGCACCACTATTTACACCATTAACTCTTGATACTAATTTATACCATGTGTCAGGTTCAAGAATATGATATAGCCATAATCCTTTTCTTTGATCATCTCCGTATGGTTGACATAGTCGTTGTTGAGATATTTTAACACCAGCCATTGTCATTTTATCATATATTTTATTGTGCAAACATTTATATTTTGAATTAAAAATCCAAATATCTTGAGTTTTCCAATCATATATCGGATAAACATTATATAATGTTTTTGATATTTTAGTTGACCATTTCCAGTTATTATGCATTAATCCTTCTTTATTTGAGACAATTGCTCTATAACGATGTAATGATTCATCTGATCTTATACCTATAAATGCTGCTGTTTTTTTACCTCGTGAAAACCATTCCCCAAATAATACCATAAATTCTTCAAATTCCATTTTAGGTCTATAAAAATCGTATTGCAATAAATTTGATGCCAAATAAGGTTTTTCACGAACCCATAAGTCTTTCTTTGATTCTTCCCAACAAATCCAACGAGGTTGATAATTACTAACAGCATTGCGTAAAAGTAATTCAGCACAAATCCAATGTAAATCAATGTTATTTTTATATAAATTTATCAATTCATTTATATGCATAATAGTATCATTATATTGCGCCTCTAAATCTATAATTAAAAGACCTATTTTTCTATTTCTTTTTATGGCTTCATCTAAAACCAAATGTGTCATTACACTTGAATCTTTGCCACCTGAAAAAGAAATATAAATATTTTCAAATTCATCAAAAACTTTTGATATTCTATTTTTTGATGCATCCAATACATT